GAGCGGGCGCGGGAACAGCGGCAACAGAACCCGAATTTACGAACATTACGACATCTTACGGAAACGAGCTTCTTTACACTAGGGGCGTTTACAACAGGGTGGGTGGCACCGTTCAAACATACGACGAACCTGTGTTCGGCCAACCAAATTACGGTATACGAACAATAGTTCGCCAAAACCTGTTAAACGCCAACGACTCAGACGTGGAATCAGCTATGAAGAGTTTTGTAGCGTTGCATTCTGTGCCTGCGCTTCGGATAGCTTCTGTGGAATGCAAACCACGGGCTATGACCGACGCGCAAGCAGAGAAGGTAACGAAACTATGTATTTTCGATTCGATGCGAACACAATTCCAACCAGCAGGCGCAAGCGCTGAAATGCTACAAGTGCTTCGCGTGGAATCAGTAACACACGAAGTGACACCGAAAGACTGGACTATGCGAATAGGAACCAGCGGAACAGGTGAAACGATCTTTTTAATAATCGATAGTGCAGATTACGGTATTATCGGAACTAACAAACAGGCACCATAAGGAAACAAAAATGGCACAACAAACATTTTCGGGGGTACCCGGAGCATTCACAGCCGGTGAAGTTCTTTCAAGCTCTGACATGGAGTTAATACGCGACTATTTGATAGCCCAGATCAAAGAAGGCATGACGGGTGACACTGGCGAGATTCTCCCAATGATTATGGATTTAACAAATAACCGTATTGTTATGGACACGGGCGGGATCGAATTTAGCGACGGGACTACGCAGACGACAGCCGCAGGCGGCGGTGATATAACCGGGATAACCACAGCGGCTAACAGTGGGCTTGCGGGCGGCGCGGACACAGGAGCGCCTAGTCTTTCCGCTGATGTTGATAACGCTACGGTAGCTGTAGGAACCACAGCCGATTACGTCCTAATACAAGACGTAGACGACAGCGACGCTTTAAAGAAAAGTTTGGTTTCATCTTTTTTAACAGGTTACGCGCAATTATCAGGCGCGAATTTTACAGGTATTTCACAGTTCGATTTAACTTTGGACGTTTTAGGGCAATTATCTTGTGGCGATTATTTGTATTTCGGCGGCTCAAATCAGGGTGTCGTTTTTGAAGGGACAGCCGATTCGCACGAAACATTCTTAACAGCTACAAACCCAACAACAACCGACAGGACGATTACTTTACCAGACTGCACAGGCACGGTTTTAACTACAGGCAACCCGAACGACAACATACTCACATTTAACGCCCAGACCGGAACTAGCTACACTTTAGTGCTTACAGACGGTGGGAAAATGATTACTTCTTCTAACGGTTCAGCGCAAACGATAACCGTACCGCCGAACAGTAGCGTAGCTTTCCCAATAGGAACACAGATCATAGTGCAAAACTTGGGGTCAGCTAACGCGACATTAGCGCAAGGTTCAGGGGTGACGATTCAATCGAAAGACAGCAACAAAGAAATAGACGGGCAGTATGCTTCAGCGGCTCTTATTAAAACAGCTACGGATACTTGGTCGCTTATAGGTGCTTTAACATGACTTTTTTTCAAAGTTTAATTGGGGTTATTTCATCTTCCGGGGCGGGTGGCGCTCCTCTTGACATAACGACGGTTGGTGGAACAAGAAACGTAGTTGGTATTTATTCTTATCATACGTGGACTTCTAACGACACTTTTACGCTTAACACAGCGGCAGATCGTGCTATTGATTGGTGCATAATAGGCGGTGGCGGTTCAGCGGGTAAATGTCAGGGCGGCACTAGTCAGCCGGGCGCTGGTGCGGGTGCAGGTGAACAAGTGGTAGGCACTTATTCTTCTATGCCGGCTGGTACTTGGAACGCAGTTATAGGAGCAGGCGGCGCGTCTGTTCCGGGTGGCGGCAACCCGCAAGCTTGGATGTACGGCAACCAAGGTAACCAAACTTACAGTACTCAAACTTCGGGAAGTGGCGGCGACTCGTTAAGAGCTAATGGCGGGGGTGCTGGTAATACCTATCAAGCTTTTAGTTATTGGTATAATGGCATAGCCGGCGGTTGTGGCGGTGGCGGTAGTGCCACTTATGGAAATTCTGGGACGGCTGGCGCCGCTAATTCTTATTCCCCGAACCCTTCTTGGACTTCTAGCAATAATAACGCCGGAGGTGGTGGGTCGTATAATTCAGCGGGGACTGCACAGGCTGGGGGCGGTGGTGGAATAGGAACCGTTGGTGGAAACGCTAGTAATCTTGTACCTTGGAATTTTTACGCCGCCCCAATAAGCGGAGGCCCGGCGGGACATGGCGCAACTCACGCTTTAACCATTGGAAGTTCTGCCATTGCTAGCACTACTGGTGTGGGTGGTGCCGCGGGGGGAGGGGACGGCGGGTGCGGAGCAACAGCACCCAGTGGAGTTGCGGCAAGCAATACAGGGGCTAGTTCGTCTGCACCAGCTAACAGCGGTTCAGGTTCTTCTTCCGCAAAAGAAAACGCTGTTACCGGCGCTGGCGGTTCCGGTTACGTGATAATTAGATGGGTTACTTTGGTCTGATGGCTCATTTCGCGCAAATAGACGAAAATAATGTTGTTGTTTACGTAACGGTTGTTCCTGACAGAGAAGAACACCGGGGCGAAGATTTTATGCACGAACTGGGTTTAGAGGGAACTTGGATACAAACGTCGTACAACACACACAGCAACAAACACGATCATGGTAAAACGCCTTTACACGGAAATTATGCAGGGATCGGTTGGCATTGGTTACCAGATGAAAAACTTTTTATGTTGCCGAAACCTTACCCTTCATGGCTTTTGAACACAGAAACGGCAACTTGGGAACCGCCAGTAGCTTACGATGAAACAAAACACGACGGGTTTTGGTGGGATGAAGAAATTAAAGATTGGGCAAAACCACCCAGTCCGCATCCTAACTGGGTGTGGTCTGATGAGTTAGCTGGGTGGATACCGCCTGTAGAAGCACCCCCCAACGATGGTGACACTGAATACAAATGGGATGAAGATTCGCAAACTTGGGTAGTTGTATGAAGCTATTAGAACGCAACAAAGAAGGTAAAAAAGTTGCAAAACTATTTAAAGAAAATTTTGTTGAACAAACGTCGGAATTAGAATTTACAAAAGATTTTATTTGTATTTACAAAACGAAACAAAATCTTGATTGTAAAACTATTATTAAAACGGCTAACAAAGCGAACGAATGGGTACCTTCTGAAATAGTCGGTGGTTCTTATTCAGGAAAAGAATCTAAAGGGGAAATAAGCGACCACAGGGATTCGACACAAATTGGTTTTGAATTAAATAACATTCCTACTTGTCATTTAGAAGCTCTTAATTTTGCTTCAAGTTCGTTAAAAGATTATTTATTAAAATTTCCGCAAGCTAATTTGTTTCCAGACTTTAGACAACGCGAACCGTACAACTTGATTAAATACAAAGAAGGGCAAGCGTTCCACAATGTGCATTCTGATTATTACCCTTTTGGAGTTTTAAGCCGCCGTCATCTAACAGGAATTATATTTTTAAATGATGTTAAAGAAGGCGGCGAGCTTTATTTCCCGCACCAAGACTTAACAGTAAAATCAAAAAAAAACAAAATGATTATTTTTCCTTCAGGTTGGACGCATGTTCATAAAACATTCCCACCGATAAAGCAAGAACGTTATGTGCTGCAAGTTTGGTGGAGTTTTGAAACGGAGGATTAAATGACACACGTAGACGACATAGAGTTTTTAAACCAGTTCCGCGACGACGGCGACGAGAACATAATACTTTTAGACCCGTTGTTATGCTGGCGGTTACGCAGGGCTTACGAGGACGACGAGCATTTACGCGACGTTTTACGCATCGAATCAGCGGTGCGCCCCAAATCTGAACAAGAATACTTGTACGCAGGTTACAAAGCTAAAAAACCGGGGTTTAACCTAGCGGCTAACCCTGAACGTGTTATAGGCACTTCAGGGGGTAGCACTTGGTTCGGGTCGTATCACATGCAACAACCGTCCGGGTACGGTTACGCAGTCGATTTGACGCACCACGGGCAATCCACGTGGTCGCGTATACACAAAACTTTAAGAGCTTGGGGACTGCACACGACCGTTAAAGGCGAAGCGTGGCACCATCAAGCGCAAACTGTGAAAGGTGTTTTACCCGGCCCAACGCCGGATGATTGGCCAACTGAAAAGGAGGACGTTATGACCCCTGAAATGGAAGAAAGATTTGACGATCTAAAAACTTGGGTTTTCAATTCAACAAAAATGATAACCGAAAAACTTGACGAGCTTATTAAAGAAGTTAAGGAGCAGAAATAATGAGAGAATACCTTGATCTTGCAGAACGCACTGTGATGACGTTCATACAATGTTTCGCGGCGCTTATGGTAGCTAACGAAGCGAACATACTTTATAACATAGACACTCTGGAAGCGGCTACGTGCGGCGGTATGGCTTCAGCTTTAGCCGTGTTGAAAGGTTTCGCGACACAGAAACTAAGCAAAGACAAAACACCCAGCGTTGTTGCTACAGCACCCGTTAAAAAGAAAGCTCCAGCTAAAAAGAAGTGAACGAGGCAACCAGTTGGAAACAATTTAAGATTAAAACCAACCTTGGAACTGCGGTTAGTGTGTTGTTTGCAGTTGGGCTAATTATGTGGCAGTTGCTCGGAATTAAAAGCAACATTGATTCAAACAGCAACAGCGTCCAAAACCTGCAAATAGCTATCGAGGATTTGTCTTATGCGACAGACTTAGCTAACCAAGTGTCTATGCGAACAGACCAAATTTCCGACCAGCTAAACATGATCCAAGATCAATCCCAAGACAGTGCTTACGCTTGGGCTGATATACAAATACACACACAACAAATTAACGACCTGTCTTTCGACATAGAAAAACTTGAAGGGCAAATAGATCATTTGCAGATCATCACAGCAGAAGCTGGTGGGCATTTAAACGAACCAATTTTTCAAGAAATGGACGGGATTTGGGACGCTATCAACAATTTGGGTAACGGGGGTTTCGACGAATGGGAAATAGACGAACTGGACACACGTTTAACCGTTCTTGAAACGACGATATGGAACCAGCCTGATGACAGATGGGAGATTGACGAACTTCTAAGACGTGTAAACGAACTTGAATGGTTTACTTATGGATAAAACAACAAAACTTATAGCTTCTATAACTGCGCTTCTGCTTGCTGTAGGAACACTAGTTGGAGCAATAAGCGTAACTCTCGGTAAGGGTAACGACGACCCGTATAAAGGCGGTATGACTATCGTTCTGAACAGTCCCGAAGCGTACGAAGAATTTTTAAAAAACCACCCCGGTTGAAACAAAAACCCCCCTTGCGGGGGGCTTTTTTGCGTTTACATGTTGACTAAACAAGCGTGGCATTTTCGTTTTAAACGCTTTCTTATGTAATCGGATTCTTTTTCGGTTGGTAGTTTTCCTGCGATTGTGAAAGTTATTTCCCTGCCGTCATCGCCGCAATCGTCGCACCATTCACGCGCTGTTACCTTACCCATTGACTATCTGCGCTACTTTCGTGTGGCTCATGTCTACAGCTTCCGCGATGTCTCGCAGGGTGTGTCCTCTGCGGTGCGCGTCGCGCATCAGTTTGTCTCGTAGTTCTTGCATGTGTTCCATTTTCTCAACATGAGACCTTAATTTACCTAACATTACGCCTCCTCTAAAACGCGCAAGGGTTTTTAGCCCTTAAATCGTCTACTAATTCATTAGGTATCCATGCTTCAACAGTTTCTTTATTCCATTTCAAATAAGGAAACTGAACAGAAGTTACATGACCTTCGTCATTAGTGTTGAAAACACAAACTTCAGGGTGTTCTTCTTGTACGTGACGCGCACCAGCCAAAGGTTTTTTATCGTCAGAGAACGGGCCTCCGTCAACGTAAATCCATTCTTTACAGACTGGGCATTGTTGTGACGTATATTCGCCACATATTGCTGATGTTTTTAATGATTCCATTTTGCCTCCTGTCGGCGTTTTGTTCATGTAAATATTATATACACAGTTTTAACAGTTTGTAAACATTATTTACAATTCTTTTTAATCCACCACCCCCGTGTTAAACCGTTTTAATATCTACCCCAACAACAAGGAAGGACGGTTCCAATGACAGGACTACAGAACTACGAAGAAGTAAAGGACAGAATCCCACTATTTTGGGAGCTTTACCCTGAAGGACGCATAGCCCCTAACCCCATGTCTGACCTATCAGACATAACCACAGTCATTTTCAGATGCGACCTGTACGCACACAAAGACGACCCGACACCCTTTTCCACCGGGTGGGCTTTTGAAACGCAAGGCGTGGGCGGCATGGCGAACAAATACAGCCACGTTGAAAACTGCGAAACGTCAGCAGTTGGGCGAGCTTTAGCGAACGCGAACATATCCAACAAAAACAAACCACGTGCTTCAGTTTCAGAAATGCGCAAAGTGCAGAGAATGAAAGAAGCAACAGAAGAACCTTTCCCGGTGGAACCAGTAAGGAAGAAACAAGTTGAAAAAAAAGAAGAAACCACACAACATGAAGAAGAAAAAAGGCAGAACGACCCCGAAGAAACCTTTTCCACCGCTGACCTGAAAGAACGGTTAAACCAACTATCTGACGAACAGCAGGCATCAGCAAAAAAATGGATAGCCCAAGATCTGCGGGGCGTAACAACAGCAGACGGCAAACTACTATCGGAAGTGTCAGCCATTCAGCTAGCGCAACTAGAAGAAGTTTACCTAAAGACCACGCGGT